CTTCATGGTATTCATGGAGACAGACAGAGCTAAGAACACCGCAGACAGGCTCAGAGATACGCCAAGAACCTTATGCAGTGGAAGCTTAGCCAGGATAAATATAGCTACGGACAAGGTACGAATGGCCGCAGACATAGCCTTGAACGCACTACCATCAGACTCACCAGCTATTCTAGACGCTGCTGCCATAGAGAACATAAACGTCAGAACTGCTGCGCCACCCTTGATAAGCGTAGTAAACTTCATAGAAGCAAAGGCTTTGATAGCTGGAATCAGAATTAATATTGAACCGGCAAGTCCAATAAATCCTTCACCCTTAGCGTCCCCAGCGATCTTCATTGCCGCTGCCATAGCTATTACGAAGTAGCCAACTGCCAAACCGCCTTTAATAAGTGTTGAGACTTTCATCTTGGCCAGCACTCGAACTGCCACGGCCAGCATTAACACACCAGCTGCTAGTCCTGCAAATGCCGCTCCAACGCCATCGTCTACTTCGCCAACCGATTTGATACCGGCTACTAATATAACGATGGCTCCGATGATAGCCATAACGCCTTTTGTGAATCCTACAGGATCCTTCATCAATTCGCCAAACGTCTTAATAGCTGCACCGACTAACAGCAAACTGGCAGATATACCTAAGAAGGCTATGCCTATACCCTTAAGCTTGTCGTCCTCAACGTTCATCTTAGACAACAGAACCACAGTACCGAATAGAGCTGCGAATGCGACACCGACAGTAATAGCACATTTAAGGAACTGATCGGCAGGAATCTGAGCAAGAAGCCAAATAGCACCAGCAATCAACGCCACAGCTGCGCCAATTTTAAGGAATCCGTCGAACTTCTCTTTTGCTGTTACTGCTGCCTTACCGCCATTCTTCAGGAAAGTAGATAATGAGCCAAGAGCCTTGGACGCATTCTTACCTACTTTGGACCATCTGAGTACGAAAGCTGCAACGGCTGCAATCAATGCCGTAATAGCTCCGCCACGGAAATCGATCTTCTTGATCTTCTCAACGACGTTAGATATGAAGTCTTGAACCGTAGAGCCAGCGTCCATCGTAGTGGACTTGAACAGAGCAAAATATTCTTTAATACTCTGAACGAACTGTCCGAACTTAGTAGAAGGATCAATGTTTGCAAATCCGCTGATCGTTTCACCGAGATTCTTGAAGAAATCCCTAATCCAGGCAGATACATTATTTCTAAGTTCCGAACCGAACAGTCTAGCCGAAGCCACAAAGTCAGCCAAACTCTGAGACATTTCTCCAAGAGACGGGAGCTTACCCTGCTTAATACTCTTAAAGAAATTATCAACGATTGTGGGCAGATCCTTCAGAACCTGCTTAAATTTCTCAAGCGTATCACCAGCTTCTTCGACCAAACCAGACTTCTTAAATACATCGAAAGCCTGTCTAGCTAAAGAGTCAAGCGATTTAAGCGCTGCAAGAAACCATTTAAATACAACCTGGAATGTACCGCCAATTACGCTGGAAATAGTGTCGATCGTGCTGCTTACCTGTTGAATAATAGCCGCAAAGTCAACACCAGATTCCTCTGCACCACTGGTCATGGCCTTCCAGAATTCGGTTAATTTTGTCTTGGCTTCTTCGAATTTGCCACTAATATACTGAACCACAGCGAGCTCAGAAAGCGCAGTCTTCAGTCTCTGAGCATTATCGACGATCTTAGTGATAGCTGTAGCAAGTGTGTTAAATGCTATAAGCAGCGCTCCACCTACAACGGTTCCTAATGTTGTGAAGACTTTATTTATGGTATTCAAGCCGTCTGTCTTAGCAAATTCTTTGACACTATTTGCCGTATTGACGACCGCATCTCTTATTTTCTCATAACCAGCTTTAATCTTGTCAAGCAAATTAATGATCGGATCCAGATTTAGAGCGTTATCTCCAAAGGCAGTTACTCCCGCAATAAGTTCAACGATTTTAGCCTTAATACCTTCAATAGCTTCAGTAAACGAGGAGAACTGAATAACCCAAGTGTTGAATCTGTACATGTACATTCCAACAGATCCGAGGGCATCCAGGATCATTCCAAAGAACGCTGCAACTGGATGAATGCCACCGCTTAGTTCTTTAAATTTATCAACAGCTTTGGAGACAACCGCAACGGCCAATTTAGCGGCTGACGTAACGCCCATAACAACATAAGCCAGATTCTCAACAATACTGCTATGCTTAACAATCTGGACGTTAGATTTCCCCAAAGCAGAAGCGAACATTGTTTGAGCTGCTGCTTGAGCGTCTATAGTTTCCGCGTTTTTCTCTCCAACGGCCTCGTTATCGGACATTACCGTCTCATAACGTTTCTCACAGCCAAGGAGTTCGTTCACTGCATTTTGAAGGTTTTCGAACGCATAGCCAGCTTCATGAAGTCTGTCGATTCGTTCCTGCCCGTTACCCCAGTCTCCACGAATAATTTGCTGGACGATCTCGTTGAATTTCTCTGCTCGATCGCTTACTTCTTCGACTTCATGCTTAACTTCGCCAATCTTCTTAGCCAACTCAGCTGCCTGGTTGACGGGGGGAGCGATTAAGTCTGTAAACTCTTTAAAACCATGGGAGATACCGGCCATAGTCTTCGGAACAATCGGAGGTATCAGCTTCTGAAAGAGCTCTCCGATAGGTTCCACAAAAGCTTTTGCGGTTCTCCACAGATTGGCAAAGCCCTTGATCAGGTCATCTCTGCCGCCCATTTCCTTCCAGGCTTTAAGAGCGTTGTTACGAAGTTCTGCAACTTTCTGAATTACAGCGTCAACTTCTTTGTAAATACCAGTCCACAGTTCGGTAGCTTCATTGTAATCACCGAAAATATACTGCCAAGACGTCATCCATCCAGAACCCATAGATTCCTTCAAGGTATCGATCAACTTGGAGAACGTAGTGACCTTAGTGGCCGCGTCGATAGCAGACCGTCCAAGAGCCGTGTTCTCGTCGGTATACTTAGCCAAAGTCTTTGTCAGAACCTCAGAGGTCATCCACTGATGCGCCAAAGATTCATTAAACCCTTCTGTGGCATTGAACGCATCAGAAATTTTGCCCTGCATATTAGTGGTCGTCGAGACGTACTTGTCGCCTTCTTTTCTCAAGACATGAAGCTCTTCGGCAGTCTTGATCAATTCTTCTTTGAACGCGATCGTATCCATATGCGCGGTCTGAATTGACTTCCAGTCGGCCAGCTTAACCGAACCCGAACCCAGAGCCTGGCCAAAGTTGAGCATAGCTATGGAAGCGTCGTTAGCGTTAGCACCGGCCAAGGCAGCGACGTTAGCTACACCTTGGATAGCTTTAACAGCGGATTCCAGATCAACACCGGCGTTGGTGAATTTACCGATGTTAGATGTCATATCTGAGAAGCTGTAAATAGTCTTATCAGAATATGCGTTCAGCTCGTTTAGCTTCTCGTTTACCATGTCCAGAGTAACAGGTAAGCCGTTAGCATCTTTAGCCGAATTTAAGATGGTCTTGATGGAATCAGTGTTAAGTTCGAACTCTTTCCAACCATCTTTAGGGGCCATAGTGATCGCATTAACAACCTGATGGCCAAAATCCATAGCAGCGTTAGTTAATCGCTGCAGTACGGTCATGCCCACTATGCCAAGATTTGAGAATCTGCTAGAAAGAGCATCGACACTCGCCGCCAAACTCGCAACGTCGACGTTACGGACTCCTTTGGCGAGATTGTCCATTCCCTTGCCGGCATCTTCCATCTTTGCCGACTCTCTTAACTTAGAAAGAGAGTTCAGGGTGTTAGCGACGCGGTTCTCGAAGTCGGCGTTATCAAACCGCATCTCTACTATTCGTTGATCAACTGTCTGATTATTGCTCATCGCCCTGTCACCTCCTTCCACAGTTCGTTAGCCAGTTCGTCAAATACCGGACGAATAGCCGGTTTTATGTAATCGCGTCCTTTAACGTATCCTCCAGTTCCAGTGCCGTGACCGTACTGAAGGATTAACGCTATCGGAACGCCATTGTTTACGTTTGAATTGGTCCATGTGATCGTAGCGGTATCTGAAGTTCTAGTAATCACATAGCCCCAACTAGCTGCAGTTTTTCCAGTATCAACCGGAGTTGCTGCAGACAAAGCATCGACACCCATTTGAGCGTAGCGCTCCAGAATTGTTGATAAATCCTGTTTAAGCAATCTTCTGAGAAACGTATCTGTCTTCTTCAGATCGCCATGGTGTTTGAAAGAAATTATTGATGCCATGTGATCATCCTCTAGTGTGCAGTTTAGCTCTGCGTTGTGCGTTAAGTGCTGCCCTTCTTTGATCCATGGCTTGACGGTCCTTCTTAGACATGGTTGACGCCTTTCGGACACAGATCTTTATCAGCATTAAAAGTCGATTGATATGCCACTTCTCGCATTCGAATGGAATACCGTACTGAATCATCCAGTAATAAATAAGCTCGGACGAAATACGCTCACCACGGCCTTGATTAGGCGGATCATAGACGTAAGATGCCGTCATAGGATCGTCCATATACGCAAGAATGTCATTCATGTTCTTTTCCGACAAAGCGTAGTAAGCAGTCTCAGGAACAGAGTTAATTGTCATACACCTGATGTAGTCGAGGAGCTCAAGTCCAGTCTTGTTTTTCTCCTCGAGCCACATCTTATGGTGTTTTGACTCCCATTTTGAAACTGAGATGAGTGAGTGTTCGATGATCAGCTTACATGGCTTGACCTCTATGAACATGCGACTTTTCTCATCGAATAGTTCTGTGCCTTCAACGAAAATTGTCTTAGGCATGGTCTACCTTCCTTAGTTCGGTGTGATCACTCCAACGACAGGTGCTTTTCCAGGCTGCGCAGATACTGCTGTTGCGGGCGCCTTAGGAACGATACCCTGCATGAAAGCTGCTGCGGCTTCGCTAGATCCGATCAGTTCCATAATCAGGTTGCTGTATGCAGGACACTGAGTGAATTTGCGAGTAGCTTCCGGTGTCTTCTCGAAGTATTTACCGTCAAGGGACTTGATACCGTAGGACATCTGCACGATCCTCTCGAAGTACTCCCAAAGAGTGGGCATGTCCTGGGTAGCAATGATTCTCTGAATGAGCGCCTCCAAACCGCCTTCAGTAGTGAAGTTCAAGCGGGTCAGTTCGGCTTCTGTGAGATCGAAGTAGAAATCCTCTTCGCGCTCGTTACCGTTGTAATCTGTGAACTTGATTGTCTTCTTAAGCATTGTTATCTCCTTTAAAAATTGAAAAAAGGCCCTAGCGTTATGCCAGAGCCTTAAAATATGATCAGGACCACTTACCAGTCTCGCTGTTGTAGGTAAGTCCGAGAGTCGTAAGGACGACATCCGGAGTAGGAAGCTGAGCAACTGCAGACTCTGCTTCTCCACCATAGAGAAGAGTCTCAAGCGCTGTAAGAGCCGTGCTGTCGACCTTAGTGGAATCGATGCAGATGTAAGCTGTGTTCTTGTAACCCTGGATCGCCATGGGGGTTGTGGTCAGCTCGAACGAGAATGCACCTGCCTCAGGGCTGTCGTTAACAGTGCTGTAGGATCTGTCAGACGGAGAAGCGGTTGCATTATAGATCAGATGCAGTTTGTAACCATAGTCGTTACCCTGCGTATCGTTACCGATGATGGTTCTGTAAGAGAGACCGAACATCTTTCTGGTCTGCTGTCCAACAGTAATGCCAGTGCCGGGTGTTCCTTCGCCGTTGCACTCTGCGAATTCATCAGGATAGGTGTAGCACTCGATAGTGGCACCGAATTCCTCTGCAGATCTCAGATCCAGGTACTTAATGTTATCAGCATAGATCGGGTTGGAATCCGCACCGGAGGGAGCCTCGTTGATAGAGCTCACACCGTTCCATGCGTAACCGCTGGTGTATGCATTGTTTGCGTCAAGTTTGTAAAGAACTACGTGATCGACACCTGTCTCATAAAGGCGATGACCAATAGCATCCCATACAAGTTTAGCCATAGTAATACCTCCTTAGGTATAAATCGTGAAATTTGAATGGTGCAAATTGTCTGACGTAAACGGCGCGTTCTCTCTGCCGTTCTCAAAGTTGTCGAGAAAGGTGTCAAACAATTCGAAGTCGGGATCTTTTGATATGATCTGGACATCGTATGGATACCACTTGATGTAACGAACATTGTCAGCTCTGCGGTTATCCAATTCGAGTCTTTTATAGATGATGCACGGATACTCTAGATGAACGTTGGAAGGCGGATCGTGATAGACGTGCCTAGAGCCAAGAATCGTACAGAGTTTTTCATGAAGTGCTAAGCGGTTCCTTTGACGCATTGTACAGCCCTCCTATCTCCATAACGATTCTTGGTGGTCTAAGCGTAACAGTATTAACAGACCACAGTTGTCCCATCCATTTGACGTATCGGATGTGCGTAAAGTTTATTACAGCAAAAGGATCCGAGATGATTTCCAACTGGTTATTAACTCGTTTGTCGTCAATAAGCTTGTTGCCAGTCAACCATTTGGATTCGATGCGCTTCCACTCGCCCATGTAAGGTTTAGTAACCTCATACTCTTTCCAATTTCCAGGTGCATCCGGGTCTTCATGCTGCAAGACAAACGTAACCTCGTCGTAGTATTTCATTTCGGATCCTTTTCACTACCATTTTGAACTTATCAAGCAGTCTGCTTAGTAAGTCTGATCGCGCTGAAAGGCTTGGTCAGAGCACCGGAGCAACGAGTTTCGATCAGGTACTTCATCTGGTTGACATCGATGTCGAAGTCGTCGAACATAGCGACAGCGCCACCCTTGTCAGCACCATAGCTGTAATCTGCGGGATTGACGATCAGGCCGAGAAGCTCAACGCCGGTCTCCTGGTCACCATCAGTGGTGTCAACGTGGAAGCCTTCCATAACTTCTACAGTAACGATCCTGCTGACACGAAGTCTAGTTGCAAGATTCGCCTCGGACTCATACAGGAAGTGCCCGATACCATCTTCGATCAGGAGCATAGCGGTAAGAACGTCTTCAGTGGTGAAGAGGATCGGATTACCGGAACCCTTGTAGTTCTTACGAGCCTTGATCGCTGCAACAATGAAGTTCTTAGCCATCTCCTGCTCGTTGTGACCGGGATCAACGGTCGCACGAATAGTGAACAGCGGAACATCGGTTGCGATAGGTCTGATGTGATCCTCAGAGATCTTGTCATCATCGGAAGGAAGTCTGCCGTCTCCGATAAGACCTGCTCTTGCGATTTCCTCATCCAGCTGGCCTCTCATCTCGCCCTTGATCCAAGCGATAACGTCGAAGTCAACGATGTCGATAGTGTCATCTCTATCCATCTTCTGTTTCTTGTAGATGGTCTGAGGATCGGTAGTTCTCTTCAGAAGGCTGAAGACCTGCTCTTTCTTCTGGCGGCCTTTGATGTAACCTCTCGCCCTTGCTGCATCCTCAGTCAGATCTGCGAACTGAGACTTGATGCGGGAGAAAGGAAGGTGGTGAGCTCCGTTAAGGAAGATCGATACCCAACCTGTGTCTCTCTTGATCCACTCGGGAGGAGTGTTGAGGGACTTGTACTCCGGGAAGAGCATGTCGGGATCACGGAAACCGTAAGTCTGATTAGCGGTTGCCTGGGAAGGGCCGGTCATGCCATCCATAGGAACGGTAATGCCGTGAGAGAGTTCGCCGCTCTCGATCATGTCTTTAACTGCCTGTCTGTAAGATCCAACTTTCCTAGCTGCGGAGTGGACCAGTTCCATGTTTACCGGTTCTGCGCCAGTGTAAACGCCTGCGCTTGCGGAATCGAATACGTTATGCTTCATATCACTTCCTCCTTCGGAATCTTCGTTGTCGTCATCATCCTCGTCATCGTCATCTGCGCCAGCACCTTCTGCCGCCATGCCAACGAGTGCATAGAGAGCCTGCTTCTGCTCTTCGTTCATTGTGTCGACGATCTCGCCGATGGTCTTTCCAGACTCTTCTTTCTTAGCTTCATCTGCCATAGGTTTCTTCTCCTCTTTAGCTTCCTCATCGGAGTGACAGAGCTCGATCGGCTGATCTGCGAAGATCTCTGCTGCGAACAGTCCGTCTTCATCTCCATGTGAAAGTACTTCCTCGATGTATGCACCAGGGTTCGCTCCAGCAAGCACCAGACTCACTTCGCGGATGATACCGTGCATAACGTTTGCGCCACTCTGCTTAAGGTTATTGGCATAGATAGACAGAGATACTACATCTCCGTGCTTCACGCATTCTTTGCCATACTGGCCCTGCTCAGTACTATTGAAGGCACAATGAGCAATGACGCCCTCAGGATCGTTAGTCAGGTCGGCGTAACCAAGCACATTTGAAACGTCATTGTGCTGATGATTCCAAACAAGTGGAACACGCTTACCGTCACAATCCTTGAAAGCGTCATGTCTAATGATTCTTCCATCGGTACACTGCAAGTCATTACGAGTGGCCCAGCCTACAAAATCGTATTTTCTTGCCATTTTGAAGTTCTCCTCTATTTAGTTTTTACTTAGCCGGGCTACTGGCATGTGCATCTACAAAAGCTTTGCCGTTAGAGCCGGTCTGCGGACTTGCCCCATGTTGCTGCATCTCGTCGGGCGACTGGTTAAGGTTAGCGTTGACGAGTTGGTCTGCCTTAGGATCATCCGAAGGCTTCCAGCCAATGACCGATCTGATCTCGTTGGAAGATGCGATCTCGTTTCTTGTAAACTTGTCAGCAAGCTCAGCAAGATCCTTAACAGGAATGAGCTTGAAGGCATCACGATAGAAACGGATAGCCTGTCCCTGAGAACGTCCGGTTGGAGTCAGGAATTTTCGCTGCATTTCAAGCGCCATAGCAGACAAGATAGGTTCGATGATGTTGTTGTAATAGTTGATCATCGTTGTTTCATCTGCTGTGCCGTTGAGAATAGCGTCAGTAATACCAAGCTGCGCATAGAGCATTGCCTGTAATTCCTTGACCTCGGCCCATATGTTGTTTTCGATTGGCCTGTTTAGCTGAGTGATCTTCTCGGTACCATCTGTGTACGCGATACCGTATTTAGAACCGGCTAGCTGCATCTCAATATCTTTCCGACGCATGTTAGCCTGCTCTCTTCGAGCTTGAGATTTGATTACATAGGGAAGCTGAATAATTAGATCTAACTTTCCGGACGAAGCCTGTTCATCGACATAGTCCAGAAGATTTAGTTTTCTGATAAGACGCTGCAGGGTCGAGTTCGGCTCGTTCATAACCGAGTAGAAAGGATTCTCGACGATAGCACACATTTGCTTAGCTAAGATCAGGTCTCTTTGCTGGCCTGTGTCTTCGTCATATACCCTGACGCGAATGTGGTGCGGAAACCACTCTAGAATCTTACCGGTCCTTAGAGTAACAATGTCGTAAGAAGAGGTAACATTCGGATTAACGGTCGTCACAACCGGAACGAGAGCTACAACTCCTTCGTCAAACATCGAATGAATTGCATCCTGTATGAACGATCGACCTGTCTGATCCAGATTCGCACTAAGCGTGAGACATGAGTTAAGCCCGGTCTTCATGACGTCTTTATATCTGCCATTTTCGTCGAGTCTTACATGCTCCATGTTTACTGCGGCTGCATCGACGGCGATTCGGTTGAATACAGTCGTTACAATTGAACGTTCATTTCCGCTTCTAATCCTTAGGCGATCCGGTCTGTACGAATAACCAGATCCGTATTCTCTAAACGTAGGATCGCGTGGATTTCTGAATGCATTCCAGGCGTGCTGGAAGCGTTGAACTATTGTTGGCATAAGAAGTTACCTCTTGCGTTTATCTATAAGTAGCCGCGTACATAGCTCTGGAGTTAGCTCGAACCTGTCTTACAAGCTCTTTTCCGATCTCCTGATTCTGTTTAGACATTGTCAGACCGGCTTTCTTGTACTCTTTAGTCATGCGGTCGTACCACTTCTTACCTTTAGCAGCAACTTTATTTGCCTTGAATTGTGCCTTGGAAGCCTTCTTAAAGGCCCGTTTAGCAGACCTTTGCGATGACAAAAATGAATTAGCTTTACGTTCGGCTTTGTCAAACTTGCGATCGGCTTTAGTCTGTTTTTTCTCGTATTTGGTATTTATCTTCTGAAGCTTCTTAGTGGCTTTGGCGTCAATCTTAGCCAGCACCGCTTTCTTCTTCTCAGCGTCACCGGAAGATTCGTATTTACGAGCTTTATGAACGCCCCATTTCATTCCGATGACACCAAAGTGGTAAAGCTCATCTGAATATGTGTACCATCTGTTGTAAGCCATTACTCAAATGCATCCTTGTTCAACTTGTATGCTATGAAAGCGTCCATCATAGCTGCGACATTATCGATTTTGTCTTCACGCCGCATCTTGTCTAGCTTTCTATTGCCGTTAGTGTCCTGAGCTATTACG